TGGTTATGCCGTAATTCGATTTCTTCCTGCTCCTGATGGGGAAGACCTGCCATTTGTAAAACTTTATAGTCACGCATTTCAAGGTCCTGGTGGATGGATTATAGATTCTTGTCTTACTACTCTGAATCAAAAGTGCCCCGTATGCGAACATAATTCGGGTCTCTGGAACTCTGGTATAGATTCCAATAAAGAAATTGCTCGCAAACAAAAGCGTAAATTGACTTATATTTCTAACATTTATGTTGTAAAAGACCCCGCTAATCCAGAAAACGAAGGTGGTGTTTTTCTATATAAGTTCGGCAAAAAAATCTTTGACAAACTTACTGCGGCGATGCAACCAGAGTTTGAGGATGAGGAATCAATTGACCCATTTGATTTTTGGAAGGGTGCTAACTTTAAACTGAAGGCAAAGAATGTTGCCGGATATCGCAATTATGATTCAAGTGAGTTTGCTGCTCCAAGTCCTCTTCTGGAGGATGATGATGATGCTCTGGAGGCACTATGGAAGAAGCAGAACTCTCTTGCCGAACTTGTTGCCCCAAGTCAGTTTAAGTCTTATGAAGAACTGAAGACTCGTCTTGAATCTGTTCTTGGAACTAAAGGTTCTCGTCGTATGGATGAAGAAGTTAATGATGAAGACGACTATCGTGGTCCGGCACCATCGCTAACTGAAGATCTTCGTGGCGAACTCAGCAGTCTGAAATCATCTCGTTCTGTTGCGTCTGATGATGAGGATTTTGACGAATTATCATATTTCGCAAAACTGGCAGAATAGTTTAGTAAGGGGGAGATTTTCTCCCCTTTTATGGCATCGTGACTCTTGTATTCTCGGTGCGAATTAATTTTTTATTAATATATTGAGAAGATTTTTCATAATACATAATCTTTTTCATATCATTTAGATATTGTTGTAAATAATCCGTTCTTAGAAGATAGATTGTCCTATTTGCCTCATTTTTTCTAGTTTGATATACATAATTACTAATTCCAACAACCGGATTTAATGTTGCCAAGTAATCATTTGGTTTTGGAATCGTAAAGTTAGAATCTACAATTTTACCCGCCGGAAGTATAAGTCTTCCATTAGAATCTTTGACCTCTGTGGTTTCATAGTGATGTATGGCATTTAGGTCATTTCCATAAACTTCTTCCGCATAGGTGTATAAGTCTTTATTGGAAAGAGGCCATTCATCTCTCACATTTACAATACCGGCAGTTAATAAAACTACCCAATCATATTCCGATTTTCCATAAACTTCTTCGGCAACAGTATCCGGTCTTGCTCCTTCTGGAATCTGATACTTATTAAACAGAGTAAAAACATTCTTCAAGTCATCACGAAGTTTTACGCGACGAAATAGATTCTTTGCTCTTACATAATTCTGTGAGGAATTACTATCAACAAAGGGTGATTGATACTCTAAATCTGGAAGCTCTCTAAAATAAGGCATATCAGTATCCTACTCCAATATCCGTATCTTGATAATCTTCATTATATATTGGATTGAGTTCGGTAAAACTAAGACTTAACTTCATATGAACCGGAGTTTTATCCGCATAAGTCGCATATGAACCAGAACCCGTATAATTCATACCCATACTTGTAAGAGCACAGGGTTTGAATTTGTGTAGATAAGGATGGTCCAGATTTCCACTCTTATATTTTAAAAGAAATACTCTTGGTGCCGAGATAAATAGACCTGCTCCTTCAGTATTACTACCAGTTCTAGGTGCCATAGATTTTTTGAAAACTTTTATAATCTGCTTAACTACACTTGACTCCTTTTCATCTCTCGGTGCAAAATCAAAATCAAATTGAAAAGTCCTTAAATTAACACCACTAAAGAGTAGTTCTAGGTTTGGATTTAGAACACTTCCACTAGCTCTTGATAGAAGACCTTCTGGTGTTGTATTTGCTCCTAATGAGTTTACTAATTGTGATTTAAAATAGTTTACAAGTAAATCTTGACCTCCACCTATAGTTGCAACTTGTTGGGCGGTTGAGGCAGCATTTTTAATAGCATCAATGAGACCCTTTCCAAAATCTCCAGTTTGAAGAACATTTCCTATTTGTTCCGCACCAAAAGCGGCAAGAGGATTTAAACTATCTCCATTTCCCCAATCAACCTGATTTGTATCTCCAATATTTGATGGTATTGGTAGTTGTATTGTCTGTTCTGCCTTTTGTTTTGAATTTTTTTCAGTTCCTGTTGATAACCTAAGATTATTTGTTCCGGTTTCGAGTCCCGGAGGAACATACTTAATCACACCTATTTCTAGATAGTCATCATTTTTTCCAATACTTTTCTGTGGATATCTAAGAGGTGCCGCAGAAGAAGAAAGACTTCCAGAGGCAGCTGCGGCAATTTTTTCCGCATTGGGTGATAAACTTGCTGCTATGTTAAATCCGTTTACCATTTATCTTTTTAGTTATTTATCTTGATTTGTCCGAAAGGTATTCTTCTCAAATCACCAACTTCATTTTTATCCACAATATATAGGGGTCCAATCACCTCGTCAAAGGTATATTGTCTCGGTTCTCCCCAATGAAAGTTAATACCACTAAATCCCCAGGAATAAACATTTGTAACGGCAACCAAAGGATTTGCATCATATTTTATACCAGGTGTCTTTGGATTATAAACGAAAGTATAAACCTTACCCACTTCCGGAGAACCTGTTGTTTGATTTAATACATTTCGTATTTTTGTCATCAAATCATCGGCATTTTCTGTTCCATATAAGTTTTTAAGTAGGGGTTTGATACGGTTCATTTTTTGGAAATCCCCAATTCATTTTCCGTGAGAACTCTAAAGGTCCATCCCCTATCCTTACAATATTCTCTTGCCGCTTCCCATTTTGATTGGTTCTTGGCATACTCATATGCTTCGTAGATGTATCCTTTGGTCTGCCTTTTTGGTTTTGGTGGGGGCATCGTTTGTTTATAAGGTTTAATCTCAATCAAATATTTTTTAATGCTTCCATCTGGTTCCTTGACCTTTATATAGGCATCAGGAAAATATCTATGAACTTTACCATCTATCGGAGAACGATAGGGAATGGCAAGTTCTTCGGAGGAATATTCTAAAATATTTTCATTTGTATCACAATATTTGAGAAACTTCAGTTCCCACAGAGACCGGTAGATAATATTTGTCGGGTCTCCGACATATTTTTCTGGAAATGATGGTTTAAACTTTCCCTTATAAGACATCTAAATACTTATACTATTAAGACTCATAAAAGGTATTTAGAGTGCCTAGTATCCGTAGAATATCCGATTTTAAACCACTATTCACAAATCTAGCTCAGAGTTCACACTTTCAGGTTGTGTTTGGTGGTTTGCCTGGTCCACTTTTATCACATCTTGCAATAAGAGGTGTTGACTCATTATTTATTAGCGATGCAGCCGGATTACTTTGTTTTTCTGCATCACTTCCTGGAACTCAACTAGCAACCGCAGATATTAATAATAATTACACCGGGGTAAATGAAAGAGTCGCCCATCGTAGAATCTTTACAGAAATTGGTCTAGAATTTTATGTGGATAGTAACTATAAAACTTTAAAATTTATAGAGCACTGGATGGAATTTATTGCCAGTGGGTCTAATGAGAATCCATCCGCTGATGGTTATTATTTTAGAATGAGATATCCAAAGGACTATAAGAGCAATATGACTAAAATTATTAAATTCGACCGAGATTATAACGCAGAAATTGAATATAATTTCTTTGGACTTTTTCCACTTTCTTTGAGTTCTATACCAGTTCAGTATAGTGGTTCTGATGTACTAAAAGTAAATGCAACATTTAATTATGAACGATATGTTTGTGGCAGAATATTAAGTTTGGATTATATACAAAAAATTGACAATAATAAACTTTTCAATAGTGATACCGGCGAATCTAATACTCAAAGAGTTGTTTATAGACCTGGTTCTACACTTGGGGAAAGTGGTGTGAGAGGTGTTATTCTTACTCCTGGAAATGTAAATCCAAGAATTGTAACATAAATAAGATTACCTGAACTTTATAATTAAATAAAATGCCGCTCCCCCGTATTACAACTCCAATCTACGAGTTGGAAATTCCATCATTAAAAAAGAAAATTAGATATAGACCCTTTCTGGTTAAAGAAGAAAAAATTCTAATTATTGCTTTAGAAAGTGAAGACTCCAAACAAATTGCAAATTCAGTTAAGAATGTCATTTCAAACTGTATTTTAAGTAAAGGAATTAAAGTGGAAGACCTATCCACATTTGATATTGAGTATTTGTTTCTTAATATTAGAGGTAAATCAGTTGGAGAAACCGTAGATGTTTTGATTACCTGCCCTGATGATGAAACGACACAAGTTCCGATGAGTATCAATTTGGATGAAATTAATGTTGAGGAAAATCCAAAACATTCTCGTGATATTAAATTAGATGATACTCTGACTTTGAGAATGAAATATCCATCTATGACAGAATTTATTAAGAATAATTTTGATTCTGGTGATGGTGTAAGTGTTGATGATACTTTTGATTTAATCATATCGTGTATCGATCAAATTTATTCGGAAGAAGAATCTTGGGTGGCAAAGGATTCTACTAAAAAAGAACTATTAGAATTTGTGGAGCAGTTAAGTTCCAAACAATTCAAGGAAGTTGAAAAGTTTTTCGAGACGATGCCTAAACTTTCTCATACTATTAAAGTTAAAAATCCAAAGACCGGTGTGGAAAGTGAAGTTGTATTGGAGGGTTTATCGGCTTTTTTCGTGTAAGTATGGCGCATACTGATCTTGCGTCATACTATAAGACAACTTTCGCATTAATTCAGCATCATAAATACTCTTTGACTGAACTAGAAGATATGATTCCTTGGGAAAGGGAAATTTACATAACTCTCTTACAAAATTATATTGAAGAAGAAAATTTAAAGAACCAAGCAAATGGCTGATTTAGCACAAATAGCTCAAAGTGGGGTAGATCCTTCATCAGGGTCCTATTTGTCTGCGGAAAGAAGAAAGGCACTATTTCAAAGGAGTAAAGTCTCATCAAATATTTTTGGTGGAGGTGGGTCACTTGTTCCCGTTAAGAGAGAATCGGACCCAGAGACCTTAGCAATTGTAAAGTCTCAATCATCATCCATAACTTCAGTACAACAGCAGGTTAATAATTTAAGTACTCAGGTTGCCAATTTAAATCAAGTAATATTCATTCAAACTAAAACCATAAATGAGGTTCAGGAATTAGTAGGAAGTTTGAAAGGTGAAATTGGTAAATTTAATACTTCTTTAGATAATGTTGCAAAGGCAATCAATACTGATAGTATTCTAGAACAGAATCGTATAAAGCAAGAATCCGAAGAACAAAGAAGAGCAACAGAATTAGGACTAAGAGCAGGTAGAGAAAGTCTTATAGAAAAAGCAATACAAAGTGCATTAATTGCTCCGGTTCAGGCAATCGCAAAAAAAACACAATCTATTCTAAGTAGATTGGCACAATTCTTTGGAACTCTATTGCTTGGATGGCTAACGAATCAAGGAATTGAAACCCTTAAGGCATTATCTGATGGTAATGGTAAAAAATTAGAAGAAATTAGAGATAATGTTCTAAAGGCTCTGGGAATTGGTGCCGCAACATTATTCTTATTAAATGGTGGATTTTTTGCGATTGCCGGAACTATTACTAGATTATCTCTTAAGATTGGTGGATGGTTGCTTAAGAATACAGTCGGTAGATTTTTTGGAGCACTTGGAAATCTTTTAAAGAGTGCCGGAAGTGCAATAGTTTCAACGGCAAGGGCTGGAATAGCAGCAATAACAGGAACAGGAGCAAAAGCAGCGACACAGGCAGCACCAGCAGCAGCAAGAGGTGGTGGCGGTGTTGTGGATGCTATGAAAGGAGCTGGAAAGAATTTGTTTAAGATTGGTGGAAAAGCACTTCCATTAGTTGGTTCTGCACTTTATGGCAAAGATGCAATAGAAAGATTTAATATGGGAGACTGGGGGGGAGCCACTTTAAGTGCAATTGGTGCAATAACTTCATTTGGTGGGCCAATTACTGCTTTGGCTCCTGCTGCAATTCAAATAGCTACTGATGCTGCGGGTCTTACTGGAGAGAAAAGCGTCAATAAATCAGCATCAGTAGCAACACCACAAAGTTCGGTAATACCATCAGCAGCAGCAACAAAACCTACACCAACTCCTGCAGCAACACCACAAAATCCGGTAATACCATCAGCAACAACATCTACACCAACTCCTGCTGCCACTACCACCGTTAGTGATAAACCATTCGAGCAGCAAATGAGTGATTTAAAGACACAGGCAAACGCAATTGACTTTACTAAACCAGCAGAAGGTGGGGAAACTGATATAAAACCAGAGGACAATAAACCGACTTCAACACAATCATCTCAGGTAAATATAAAACCATTACTGGCACAAACTA